CAGCATCGTTGGCGGCCCCCACCCCGCGGGGGGGGGGGGGAGCCGCCAATGCGGCCTTCGACATGGAAACAATCGAAGAGCCGACGCCGAGCACGCTACGGGACATGTTGATAGCGCCAGCGGAAACACCGGCGAACACGGTACCCAATGCGGAGAAGAATGGAACCTTCTCATCCAGCGAATCCATGAAATTCACGAATTTCTGGAATTGATTGTTTACAGCACGCAAGCCTGTCGCGCCATACGTCATACCATCCAGCATTTTGCCGAAATCAGTGGCATGGAGTTTCGCGTAAATCTCGACGGAACGAGGACGGGTGAGCATGGCAAGATGGGCGCGGGCACCAGCCGTTTTAAGGTCGATGTCCATTTCAAGCTTCTTATAATCTTCTTGAAGCTTCTTGGCCTTCTCACGCGCACGGGTCACATCCAAATCAAGATTGACCTCATAGTGGTAGTTCTTGTCCTTGCCGGCATGGAACGCAGCAAGATTCAGCTTGTCGATGGCTGACCGGTAGTCGGTCTCGATGTCGTTCGGAAGACTGCGGAATTTCCGCTTCAACGCTTCAAGTTCGCGTTCCATGCTTTTCGCGCCGTCGAGATAGACCTTCGCATGGGCGTCCATCCCATCGACCTGCTTCAGACGCTTGGACACGTTCTCGAGAACGTTGACGACCTCGGAAACATCGTTGACGTCAACACGGATGTTCGCCTTGCTGTCATGCTTCAACTGCTGCATCGCATTGTCGAGCTGTTCGACGAGACGGTTGGCGCGAGCCATCGAGACATTGTTGGAACTGCCCAGAGGCTTGACCTTCTCGATCGCATCCTGCATACTGCGGATGTGCTTCTTGACGTTATCCAAAACGTCGATCTGCTTGTTCGCGTATGCCGTGGTCAATCGCGTGTTGCGTTTCACCGCGTCCTGATACGATTTGCTTTTCAGCGTGACCTTGCGCCAAGCATCGCCACCATTGGCGATACGCTTGTTCATCGCGGAAACAGCCTTGTCGGAAGACTGAACTTGCTTGCGCATCGTCCGCAGATCACGCAAAGCGTCGGTCAGCTCGACTTTCGGGGATACTTTACGTTTATCAATGTCCCGAAGAACACGTTTCAGATCGGAGTCATCGCCACGAATCTCAACATTCTGGACGATGCCATCATCCTCGATACGCCTTTTCGCCGCACGCCAACGAGACATGTCAACGTCAGGCGTCACACGAACATCGAAATCGTCATCGGCGTACCGGGCGAGCTTACGGCGGAGTTCTTCGCCAAAACCCTTGGTGTTCGGATAAATATCAATTCCAACGGAACCGGCGAGATACTCCACCATAAGAACCCCTGTTTTTCAATCACATGCCCAGAAACGCCTTCATCGACTCGAAGTTGGCGGAAACACGCCTATCAACGCCATCGGCGGCGTGAGGGGGCATAATCGGTTTGAACTCAGGGTGCTTGCCATCCTTGAACTGCAATGTGCCGGAAACCAGCAAGCCGACCTGATTGTAAATACCCAACAGCAGACTCGTATCCTGAGTGAACCCGTGAAAACTCAAACCGGAATCACTCTCGGACTCGGCGCGGGCACGCTCATCAGGATGGTTCAGCAACCATTCCCGATACAACGACTCGTCATAGCCGGCAAGCCCGCCGATAAGGGTCAAAAGAAAACCGCCGTCATACTCATGCATGGCGGCGGGAAGATTCAGATTGTAGAACCTACGGAAATCACACGTAAGCTCTACCTTGCATTTCCGGTAGGCGTCCTTGACGCTTCGGATTTTCCCAAGGACGCACCATAAAATGCGTTAAGCAGCGTGAACACCTGCACCAGAACAGTCGGAGTCCTGCCAGTGACCCACTTGTGGTAGGCGTCAACATCCTTGGCGATCTTCTCGAAGAAACTATCGCTGGCAGCCACCATCCTGGCTATAGCCAGACTTGAATCGACATCATCGGAAGTCTTCTTGCGGAACACGCCGTAACTGTCGGACGCCACGGCATCAACGACCATGAAATCGCATGTCTGCGCCACGGAGAACTCATGAGCCGGAACGAACTCAGGGCATCCGGCCAGTTCCTCGTGCTGTTCGACGAACTCAGCCAGCGTGTCAGGAATCTCCGGAACGGTCTTAACGGTGTTCTTATCAGTTTTGGAAGCCATAATCTGTAATCCCCATCAAAAAACCCATCTGCCAATCGTTGGAAAGGATTGCCCCCGCACGGATGGGTACATGCGGGGGCAATGGGAAATCTCAGTCCTTCGAGGTCAAACCCGATACGGTCTGGGAGGAATTGCCCGGATTCTTACCGCTGGAATCCGGGCTGGTTATTTTGACACGAACGTCTCCGGGGCGAAAATCTGGTACGCGCCAACCTCACCATTGGCACCGGCCCTCAGCACGCTAGTGGATTTCACGACGGCGTTGAAGCTGAACTCCGCGAAATCCTCATCGGCGAGGCTGACGTTATCGAACGTGAAATCGGTCTCCGGCAGATACAATCCGAAGCTCAGCTTGTCGGAATCATCGTAGGCGAGAACGAACAACGCCAGATGCTGCACCACGGGCTGCAACGGCACGACGATGCCGCCCTGTTCGCCGGCCCAGCCGCCAGTAACCTTCGTGATTGTGGCCGAATCACCCTGCACGGACGCGCCGGACACGGTGATGGTCGGGGCCTCGGTAGAACTCTTCGCACCGGCGACAAGCCACGTGTCCTTCGTGGTGGTGTCCCCGCCATCCTTGCTGAAGCTGATCTTGTTGTTGTTGGAGGTATGGCCGATATTCTCCCAATTCACGACGGAACCGCTGCCAGCGGCGGCAACAGTGCCACTATTCAACAAGAACGAGGAAACTTTGGTCGGAAGAGCGGTCTTCGCGGGAGCCGTGAACAACGTACCGCGAGACGCCTGAATCAGACCATCGGCATTAATAGCCATAATGGTGCCTTTCTACTTGAAATTGATAAAAGAAAAGGCCCGACCGATACCGGTCAAGCCTTGAACGAATCGCGGGCAGTCACAACAGCCGACAGCCAATACTCCTTGACGTTCTTGCCTTGATTCTCTTTCGAATCAGACTGCCTCTTCTGCGCCGTCACAGACACGGTGCCAACCGTTCCAGCTGTCGTGGACTCCTCGAACGGCCAACCCTGCACCGTCTTATACAAGTGACGTGCAAAACCGTGAGGATCATTACAGTCAGCGGCCAAAACCGTGAACGTCACGCCGAAACGCCACAATCCACGGTCAAACTGTTCGGGAGCGGAAACATAATAGAGAAGAACCTGTCCACGTTCACCGTAAGCGTTCAAAGGCAAGTCAAGCTCGCTGCAAACCTTCACATCAGGCCACTCCTCGCACGGATACGCCCGATTCAACAGTTCATAAACCAACTGTTCCGCATCGATTGACTCACGAACGTCAATGGCAAGACGCTGAAAAATGTTGTCCGTCACAATCTCACCCGACTCAACGAATCAAACATGATATGTTTACCCGGAATACGCGCTCTCGGATCACGAGGCCCATACTTGTGCTCAAGCCACCGGTTGAAATAGCCGAACTCCAAATGCGGAGCGACCTGCGTGCCATCACGGCCCATGACGGACATGACAATCTGATGATGCCAGCCGACTTTGCGAACGGAAACCTCGATCCTATCCGCAACACTTGAATGCGTAGCGGCCTCATTCGCCTTCGCGCGGACGGCAGACACGCTATGCACGGCGGCGCGGCGTGTAAGTTCCGGCCCATACATCTTCGCAATATCGGTAGCGACGCTACGCCGAACCGTGACCCTTCCCAACGCCACCCACCTCCTTCACCCATTCAGGCTCGGAAATGCCGCCATCAAGATAATCGCCAATAACAACACGACGTGCACGAACCTCCCAATGCCGGGAGAAACGAGAACCACTCCCACGCCACGTAGGAGCGCCGTCAGCATCGTAATAATCGCCCTTATACCAGATCCGGGAATAAATGTCGCCGGGCCATTCCCTCGCAATAATCTGCAAAGGAGTGACCTCTTCCAAACCGCCGGGGTTATCCGAAGATGGCGTCTTATCCTCAGCTCCAGAAATAGAGAACATGCCAGCCTGCTGCGCACGACCCTCAACACAGCAGATGACCTTCACCGGATCGCCAGTCTGCACATACTGGCCGCCGTGCGCGTCCTGAACATGCTTGCGAGGAATCACAACGACATAATCCGTGTCGAACAGCTGTTTCTGACCACCGTAATGGGTTTGGTCATCCTCGTAGAGGTAATGGCGTTCATTCGTATCATCGTCAAACAGAAACGCCATCATCAACCTCCATAACCGGGGTCGAAACCAAGACTGATGTGTGACATCGTGCCAGCGGATTCAGCGAAACCATTCAGAATCGATTTCTCAGCTTTCGACAAGAACAGCCGGGGACTTGGATCATAGCCAGGCTGATTCTGCTGCGGATCATGCTCCGTGTACGAGTAAGAACCGTTCGCTTCGGTTTTGAACCGGTTGAAACGTACTACGCGTAACACCATTTCGCATACGACCGACGCGAAATCACTTTCAGAGAGACGCCCTTTCTTCAAGCGTGTCCGGACAATCGGGCATTCGCTCAAACAGATGAGAGCGGCCTTGCGGCATTGAGCGGAAATCCAATCAGTGTCGAAATGCTCTTCAAATGAATCCGCGTCGGCGGAACCGTAGACGCGCATATACTTCAACCAGTCGATGTTGTCGATGATTGCCGTGCTCATACGCGCCTCCTACATCATGCGGTCAGTACAGTGGCCTTCAAAGTGCTGTTGGACTGCACAAGAACCGGCAATGCAGTACCGTTCACGTAAGCCTCGTATCCCGGAGTCGAAGACGGAGTATTCAGCACGGCTCCGATAGGGCCAGCGTTCTTCTCACGGCTGATGCCATATGCAGGAGTCTGAGCTTCAGCGGTCGGCCCCAACGCGGTGTAACCCATGTTCACGTCACCGAAAGCCGGAATCAGCAGGATGGTGTTCTCAGGGAAGAAGCTCTTGACGCCACCCGGAAGAGTAATCTTGGACTGGCGAGCGAAATCACGATACCTTTCGTCAACAACGTAAATATCCTGAATGCCGGTGTACAGGCTCAAAACGCTCTTCACATCATTCTCGGAAACAAGAGCCGGAAGGGTGGAACCCTGACCGCGGAACAAGTAGTTGATGATGGCCGCGTTGGACGTCAAAGCGTTCACAACCTTACGGGTGGTGACCATGATGGTAGGACGCGCACCCTTCTTATCGTCGATAAGGTCGGACCATGTACGCAAATCCTTGACCGGATCACCAGTCTTGTCCCAAGTCTTCGTAGTTGTCAAAGAAGTGGATAGTGCAGAATCACGTGCATAATCCCAAGCTGCATCCTCATTGGATTCTGTGATGCCGAGCTTCGCGTCAACGGCGACGGCCACACGCGCCTTCTCCAGACGGTAGGCCAATTCCTTGCCCAACTGAACGAAATAATCGCTCAGAGTGGTCTTCAAATCTCCGTTGGTCATGGAAATGTTGCCATTTGCGATGTCCTTTTCGGACACGCGCATACGCTTACGCAACGGCAGCATGGAAGTGTAGGACAGCTTCTCGCCGCCAACAGTACGACCATACGGTGCCTCAGCATCCCAAGTGGAGAACTTCATCTCATCAACCTCAGGATCATCCTGATTCGGAGTCCACTCGACAGACAAGCCGGTGAACTGGTCCGGCAGGATGGAAGCGAACGGCAAAGCTGCCGTAGTTGTCTGATAGGCTCCCAGCACGATGGCGGAAGCCTCGTCGGGAGTAATGATGTCCTTATTCAACAGACTCATTGAAAAACCTTCCTAATATGCGAAAACCCGCCATGATGGGCGGGTTTCAAACGGGTAGAAACTAAACTCAGGCAGTATGGCTGGTGTCACTTGCGGATGCGGCGGCAGTTGCCGGATTCAACACGGTCACATGCGGAGCTGCGGCGCCCTTGTCATAATCAAGGAACAATCCCTCCAACTTCGCCTTGCTGAAATCAACGGTGTACGGCAGATTCTTCTTATCGATAACACCCATATAGCGGACGCCGACAGTCGGATACTGATCCTCGAAACCGGTACGAGTGAACTGCACATGCACCTGAGACTCCAAGAAGCCGATGATCGTGCCATTACGGCCATCGGAAGCGTTCGGATCGTACGGGCCATAGTTGTTGGTTCCAGTAATCTGAGCCAGCGGAATACCGGATTTAGTCCAAGCCTCGTAATCATCGTCGGTAATGGACGCGAAGTAATCGTTCTCATGCGACTTGTCCTTGGTGAACGTAGACAAGTCAAGCTGTGCTTCACGCACACCATCGGTGATACGATTGATAAGCCAAGACTGGTCATCCTTCGGAGCGGTCTTGGCGACAGTATGAACCATCTGATTGGCCATATTTATCTCCTTATAAAACTATTTCTTGATTTCGGAATGCTTCACGCCGTAGTTGTAAGCGTCGGAAACGCTTGACTGCGGCTTGCACACATGCATGTTTCTGCTCTGCAACTCCTTCGCCAACTCCGGCGATGGCTCACATGGAGCATTCCCATCATTCTTTTTCTGCCCCGCTTCAACCGTTTCAGTCTTGCTCGGCATGAACTTCACAAAAGCGTCAGCCCATTCGGAAATCTTTTCCGGCTCAGTCTCCCCACACAAAGTGTCGAAAGCCTCGTCGGTAATCTCTGGATGCAGTTTCTGCGCCTTCAAACGGGCTATCTGCACGTTCGCCTTGGCAAGAGCGCCCTCAGTGTCGGCAAGCTTCGCTTCGGCGGCATTGGCACGATCACGATTCTCATACATCTTCTGCTCGTTCTCACGAGCCTGATGCTTCCACATGCCCAACTTCTCGGAAAGGTCATCCGCACCATTCTTTTGAGTCGCGGTATCGGCGGCTACAGGAGAAGTGGCAGTGTCCTTCGGCTGCGCGTTCACGCCCGTTTCAGGCGCATTCGTAGATGCCGCCGTTTCAGCGGTATTGGTATTTTCATCAGCCATTAGGCTTGAATCCTTTCAATAGTGTTACGCGGCTTCGCCAAGCATCGACCGCATCTGGTTGAGCATGGTCTTCTGCCATGCCATAGCCTGTTTCAAATTCTTGGAAGGCTTGAACGTGAACGTCCTACCCTCATAGCGGAAAGTCACCGGCTTACCGGCCTTCTGCACTTCCTTGTAACGCCGATTGAACTCGATTGCCCGATTCTCCATACGACGGCACTGAGCCAACGTGGATTTACGGTCAGGCGTATGCCAAGCGTCAGAAGCCTTCGACGGAACTGGACTGGGCGTATCCTTCGCATCCTCGGCAAGAAGCACAGGGCCCAACTCGCCATGAGTAATGGTCTTGACCTTCACCTGCTTCAACGCGGACGCGGTAGTACCACCAGCCTCGGCGTACAAGCGTTTCAAATCCTTCTGATTCAACTGGAAACCCGGATCGTAATCACTGCCAGCCGGTGCCACACCACAATGACAGTTAGCGTGCAACGGCAACAAGTCAGCCGTCGAATACCAGCGGTCAGCCGCCACCACGCACAAGCCACAAGAACCCGTCTTGGACAGTTCGGGATGTAACACCCTGCGATACTCCAACACCTTGCTATCCTTGTACCGTTCAAGCGTGGCGCTCGTCTGCGCTCTTGACACGTCCTCGTCAACACTGGTTTGCAACCGGTTGAACGCCTGTTCAATCCACTTATCAACCTCGCTGAATATCTCATCGGTCTTGCTAGGCCACGTTTCAGGACGAATCGTGGGGTTTTTCACCGCAAGACTCCGATACGTGTCAGCCGGACGTTGGGCCACAAGCCACGGGTCGGTATTGTCACGCGGAAACACGAGATTCGGCACATCGCCCTTCGGATTGACGCCGACAAGCCTCAACGTCTCATTCGCATAGGAGACGCCCAAACGGCGCACCTGCTGAATCAACGCCATCTCCAACAACGCCATACGGGATGCGACGGCAAACGTCATACCATCATTCCACCAGTCAGCGGGCGTCAGCATGTCCCACATTCTGTGGGCTTGACTCACATACTGATTCACCAGCGTTGCACGAGCCTGTTCAAGCGTGTTAGACAACGATTCAAGCGACTTACCGGCCATCAGGACTCGGACTCGCCTTCATCGACAAGCTCACCCTCGACGTTCGGCAAACCATCCACAGCGGACTGGGTTTCATCATCCCAACCCGTAGCCGGTTCCACAGCAGCAACAGGCTTCGCATTACTCTTATTAGCCTGGCCGGAAATGTTGAACTGGTCTGCAAGACGGTTCATATCATCCTCCGACACATCCTGAGCGGTGAAGCCCATCTTGTGCGTGAGAATCGTCCTACGCGCCAACAAGCCACTCTGATACAACAACTGGCAAGCCTGAGCCTGTTCCAGCGAACTGGTCGTGTCCATCGGCTTCCACACCATCTCAAACTCGGACGCCGAAGCATTCGCGGTTTTAGACGCGGCCAAAGCCATACGCACCATACGCACGATAGGCTCAGAATCCAACTCGTTCATCGTCTGCACTTTGAACTTCAACGTCTCACGCTTCAACTCAGCACCATTGGCGGAACCCTGCACGTCAGGCGAAAGAATATCCAACGGAATGCCAGCGGCGGAAGCCAACTGCTTCACATCGGCCATGATGTTGTTCTGCAAAGAACCGGTATCAGTGGTCTGAGACTCCCAAATATCAACACCATCAGGAAGCTTCCACAACGCCGCAGGGCCAACCGCGAACGTGGATGCCAAATCAATAGGATCACCAGCCTGCTTGTCTCCGTCGATGACTTCCTGATCCTCTTCGGTGTACGTGGTTGGAACGGTGCCTTTGATGGCACGCTGTCGGAATGCTTGCATCATCGTGATGCACAAACGGTCGAACGTTTCACGGTCGATACGTTTCAGCATCGGCAGATACGGCTCGAACAATCCCTGCCCGTCAACCGTGCTCAAACGTACGATAGGGAGCGAATCGCATCCCTCCGCATAAGAGAAATCAGATGCTTGTGAATCCTCAGCCCACTCCCAATCGCTACCAGGCTCCCAAGCTTTCGCATCAGACGCGAACTTAGCAACCGACGAAACATCGTTAGGATCAACAACGGAACGATCATGTTCACGTTGTGCCGTCTTGGAATACACTTTCGTCGTGGTCTTGCTGTCATCAACAACAAGACGATACAATCGAATGACTTCCTTGTTCTCGCGGTCCAGATACGTGTATTGGATAGCAGCAGTCTCACCAACATCCATCCAGCATTCCCAAGGGCTGAGAGGCGTGATGAATCTCCCACGTCCAGCATTGGAAACCAAGCCAAACGAGCATCCGTAATCGCCTTTGTCTGGCAGCATATTGCGACGAAGAATAAAATTCAGGCCGCATTGTTTCGCCATCCTATCGGCATCAGTGTCCTTCAACGAGGAATCCTCGACCTTACGGAAACCATTAGGATGCTGACGGTCGGTCACGCTCTCACTGATACGACGGGCGAGATTCACAACACCCAACTGGCGCATCAGCTTGTACACTGGGGCAGCGTTCGGATCAGTGCCTTGAGGCACACTGTTCGCATCCACCATCTCCCTGCCATCCTTGAACAGTTTCAATTCGGCAAGATACGGCAGACGAGCGCCCCACTCCCGCGCCAGATTGGTAATGACGTAAGCATCATCGTCATCATCGGAAGCGTTCTTAATCATCAACGAGTCAGACACTCGAAATCACCACCTAGTAAATTCTCATCGGAGCGGAACGACGTTTGACCTCAGCCAATTCCAAATACTTTCCACGAGCCGTGTAAGCCAACAGGCCAGCCATGCACGCATCAATCTTGTCCGGCGAATTAGGAGACTCCTTATAAATCGCATAACCAGTACGAGTCTCACGCCTACGAGCATTACGGAAATGATTCACCAACCGCGGATCAGCCAACAATGCGATATCATCCTTGACCGGCTTCGACTTACGGTCAGGCTCCGTATATGGGTAACGGAACGCGGTATGCGCGTTATCCAACGCAACCTGCATGTCCTTATACCAGTTGTTAGTCCAGAACTTGATCTTGTCGCCGCTCTTACGCGGCCCGACCTTCAACTTCTTCCCGTAATCCTTCTCCCAACCGCCAATCATCTGCTCGAAATACGCGACATCAGCGAAGAAGCCGACCACATTGTAGTTGTCCATCATCCAACGGGCCATGCCGTCGAACGCATCACGGTTCACACGCCAAGTGGCCTTCTCAGGCCCATCAGGAGCGGACTCCAACTTGATAAGGAACAACATGCCATCGGACACGCGGCAACCCACAAGTGCCGTAGAATCATCGGACACGGAACCATCGAACCCCAACGTAATAGGCTCACGTTTCGTCACGAACCGTTGCCACGCGCCATCCAAACGAATCGAATTGAACGCGGTATGCATTTCATCCCGATACAGCATGTGGGATTGAATGTCGGACTCCGTAAGCCAAGCATCATGCACGCTCGACAAAGTGTTGAAATAGTAGCGCATCGAATCCGCAGGGTCTGAATCAGGCTGGTAAATCTGATCCATCTGACCATTCAGGTCAATCCACCCATCCTTCGACGGGCCAAGCTCACCATCCCAATACGTGTGACCCTCGGGGTCAACACCATCAGCATTCAACACGGTCATACGACCATCGGGCAATATCAGATGATCCTTACCGTCCGAACTCTTCGCACTCGCACCATACGCGATCTGCAAGGCGCGGAGAACCTTCTTCTCGTCAGCGAAATCATCCAAGTCGATGTTCGCGTACACATGGTCGAAGTAGATACCGCTACGATGCTTGATTTTGCCCGAAGCGGTATCCCACGCATACTTGTACGATGTTTCAGCGATGGACTCTTCGCCAGGCTTGTACATGGTGGACGTTTCAAGAATCCACGGGTCTGCATCACCTTTACGTTTGCCGAGGTTACGTTGAACGGTCTTGTACATGTTGCGAAGCTTGTTCGTGTTGTACAAGTGGGTTTCATCGCAGGCGGCGAACGTTTCCAAACCGCCATCCTTGGACGCGGCACCACTCGTGGTGGGAACAATCTCCCCACCCTCCGGCAAGCCGATACGAGTACGACCAACATCAAGGCCGACACCCTTCAACTGGCTTAAAGGGCCTTGATCGCAGTTGTAGTAAATCGAATCGAAAATGTTACCAGTCTGGCCTTCGGCGGTAGCCAAGCAGAGAATCTGCGGCATCTGCACCATGCGTCCAACAGGCTCACCCTTCGCATACGGGTAGACCTCGCCCAGAAACTCGTAAGTCTCCCCTTCTTTCGCCCAATGGTCGAACCTGCAAGGAGCCAAACCCTCGAACGCGCAAATGCCAGCGGCCTTACCGGACTTGTTCTTACCCTTCGCACGCGAATAGAACACACGATTGAACCGGCGGGTACCCCACTCGGTCAACGCATAGGCGTGAAGCATGAACACGTACTCGTCCATGTCGAACGTCTCAGGCAGGCCAACACCGCCACCACGACCTACACGGAAGAAAGTCTCAATCCACCAGACCGCGAACATTCCCATCGAACGAGTCAAATCCTCGCCATGTAATTCGGGAATCCGCGTATGCATCAGGCACCACCATCAATGACACGCAAACCCAATGCGGAAGCACGCTGCCTGTTCCGTTGAACGTTACGAGCGCCCTCAGTATCGCCCTCATACGCGGAAGCCTTCATATCGTCAGGCTGCGGAGCATCGAACTTCAACCGCACCCGAGCCTCGGGCGTAATGCCCAACGTGGCCTCACGCTGACGAATCTCAGAAGCCAACATCCAACGGCCCTTAGTCTTCGGACGCCAGAAATCATCCTTCAACAACGCCAAATCCTGAACCGCGTACCAGTCGGCCTCAACACCCATACGCTGAGCCAACGGACTGACACGAAGCGACTCATACCACTTCTTCGTCCGTTCAAGCCACTCCTGCCCATCAGGACGAACAGCAGGAAACTCCAAACCCATCGGACTATCAGGCGCACGAAGAATCGGATTCCTCGACTTCTGCGCACCACGACCATTACCAGCCACAGCCAGCCTCACAATCCGCCCGTTTCAGGCAATACGCGAAGCTAGGACGTTCCACCCTCACAACGCTTGTGAACCAGCAGACGATTCGCCAAAGTCGCACTATGCGACTTCTCCAACGGAACCTTCCACACGAAAGCGGCACCATCGGCACCACTCGAACCAACATCAACCGGCTCATGGCATTTCGCGCACAAGCCGCCACACTTCTCAACCACCTGAGAATCAGTAAAAGACTCAACAACAAGCTCGGACTCAAGCTCGGACACGTCAACCGGACGCACATACATAGTCGTTTCAGGCTTCACCGGCAACGACTTATCATCATCACGAGCACGCTTATACGCCACACGGCAACGCCCAGAACAAAACAACTGGTCGGAACGCTTCGGATCAAACCACGTATGGCATTGAGGACACATGCGCTGACGCAACGGCTTCAACGGAGACCCCGAATAACGGTCACGGTCGTAATGCGAACGACACAATCCCTTCGCACACACCGGATTAGCGCAACCGGCAACCGCGCACATGAACTCATTCACTTGAAAGCCGGGTGAGAATACCAACGCTTCTCCCTCCGACTCCTACCCTTCGCACGACGAACCTCAGCAGACTCACCCTCGGTCTTCCGCTGATGATGCCAACGACACAACACCCACAAATTCTCAGGACGATCATCATCATGGACGGGATTACGAACCTTATGGTCAACCTCATTCCCATACCGTCCGCACAGGCGAACATTCCCGTAATCATCCTTGACCGGCCACTGGCACCTATGCCCATCCCGTTCAAGAATCATCGCACGGACACGCGGCCAATCAGGATTGAACCGTTCATCACGATGGGAACTAGACCACGCCACAATGCCTCCACAAAAACAGGGTTGGCCGGTGCTGAGCAGGAAAACACGCCAAAGGGGAAACATCCCAGCAGGAAAAGTTCTCAGATCAACCAACCCAAGTGCTCCGGGAGGGAGTCGAACCCTCACACCCTACAGGTAGCGCATTTTGAGTGCGCCGCGTCTACCATTCCGCCACCAAAGCAAAAGAACAAGCGTCCCACACTCCACCCACAACAGGAGCATGGGACGCTCGTTCAACCCCCAGAGAGCCATAAGGAACCAATGGCATCACCACAATGGCTTTTTACCGCCAGCCACGGCGCGCGGATGCTGAGGGAGTCGAACCCCCGAACCGTTCCCGGTCGCCACCTTAGCAAGGTGGTGCAATAAGCCACTCTGCCAAGCATCCAAAATGCAAGAGCCGCCGCAGCGACTCAGGAGACTGTTCCCGCAGACTAGGCGGGTCAGCTAAAACTAGAGCCGCCACAAGACGACTCCGAAGACCTTTCCCACAGCCTGTGGGTAGGCTGAGCACAGCATGTTGGACTCGAACCAACATCGACGGTTTTGGAGACCGTAATGCTACCGGTTGCACCAATGCCATATACCCGACTTAGTTAACGTCCAAGTCGGAAAGACGTTCGGCATGGTGGAATGGGCTTTACCACCAACGGCAAGGAACGTGAAACATCTATGCACCCGTTTGGCCGTGCCTCCCCTTCGGTCATCAACCACCTGATTAAGGCAGGGAGCCTCTTATCCCCCACATGTTCCAGCGGAGATATTCGAGCAATGCCATCGATCTCATAGGCAGCTACCCCATGAAACCTAGAGCAAACCCCGGGAATCGAACCCGGCAACCAAAAGGCTGTGCCAACAGGATTGCAGACCAGCCCAAAATAATAGGTACGAGTCCATATAGGCCACGTCCGGGATAGACTGGTCGGATTCCACTGCTGACTGCATCACACCTAGGATACTCACGCTACGCGCAATGAGTGATAGCAGTCAGATATCGATGCGGACCCGAGCTACGCTCTACCATCATCAACATCAATCCAAAGACCATTATACACAATATGTAGGGTGCAGAAACGGTTGCAACCACTAAATATGTGAAGACCTCGTAAGTAACGGGTAATCCAAAAATGTTCCAGCGAGCATTCAGCGTCAGCACTAGAGAGCAAGCGGCCCCGGCTTTTTGACCCGGGGGGAGGCTCCCCCACGGGGGTGGTTGTTGTATGTGCAACATCAGTACATGTGTTCTATCGAACGTCTGTTCGCTCGAATGTTTGTTCGCTTGCGGTGTGGCGTGTCGTGTGCTATGTGCGGGCACGTTCCTTTGTATGCGATCATGTCCGTGCCCGTCGTGGCCGTCGTGGTCACGTCGTGGCTGTGGCCGTGCCGGGGCGGGGCCGGCGGACCCCGCGCGGCCGTGGCTGTGGCGCCCGCCGTCTTTTTGCCGCCGTCGTGTGGTTGCGACACGCCGACGAACGCTAGTGTTTCCAATGGTTTATGTGGTGTCCGTGTTGTCTTGACTTGCTATCTGACTGGATAGCTTGTATAGTGAGAGCCATCAAGCAAAACGAAACCAAACGAAGGAGGTGCGAGCCACAGAGACGCAAGGCCGGGACGGCAACCCGGAAGCCCCACAGAAACGGCGGCATGGATGTTTGATAATTGAAGAGCGGACGTGATGAGGATATGGCGTAACGCAGCGGGCCGGGGTCTCACCCTCAAGGACCGGACGGCTGAAACGTCAAGGAGTCGCAACGTGTGGCGCGGTGTCCGGCATGGAATTGCCCCGCGCTGTCTGAGTGGTCTACGATGGCCTTAATCCAAGTTAGGAGTAAGGCCATGAGTTTGAAAGAATTAAGGATGAAGCGCGGTCTAACGCAACGTGAGTTAGCGCAACGTAGTGGCGTGCATCATGTCGAGATTGCGCAGATTGAGACAGGTAAACGCAATGTTCGGGCGGTGTCGCTTGATACTGCACTGCGATTGTGCGATGCTCTCAAGATCGCTAATCCGCGCAAATTGCTTGATTCTGATTCTAAGTCTTCGGCGGAGTGATCCGCCACAGGGCTAGCGTAGTCTTTATGGCACGTCTAGCCCACGAATGAGTAGAGCCGGATAGCTGCAACTATCCGGCTCGATTGCTCAGTAATCATTAACCAATCTGACTAGAGCCCTCTCATTTTAGCAAGGGGGCTGGAATGGAGTATTAAAAATGTGTGACGAAAACACTTTTGCAGCGGCATATCGTTCCGACTTGCGGGATGAAATTGTCGAAACCCTTAAGGATTATGCGGACGGCATTACGCCGACCTACCAATGGTGCTGGGATCGGTATGACGACGTTGAGCTTCCGGTTACCGGCAACGATAACGGTTCCTGGACGTGCAACGCCAGCAAGAGTTCCGAGAATATGCAGAACGTCATGTTCTCGGATGATTGGGATAGGTTCGTCGCTAGCGATTACGCATACGACGCGCCCCTTGATAATTCTGAAGAACTTGAGGTTTTCTACCGTACTTGGCTGTTCTCCGAAGAGTTTGACAACGCGGTTTCCGAACTGCTTGCGGAGTGAGGTGCAGCATGTTTGCCTATGACAATCTTGTGCAATGGTTCAAGGATAGGTGTTCCGATCAGGTCAGCCGGCGTAATAGGGCGTGGAATTTTGGCCGTGAGCATGGTCTTGAGCCTTGTGTGGTGGCATGGAATAACGTCGCTGTCAGGTGGATTGATGGCGTGGTGTATGTGGTCAGCCGGAACGTTAGGCGTGACGGCAGCCTAGGTAGACGCTACGCCGTGGTCACCGCAGAACAGTGGCTTGGGGTGCACCAGGTTCCAGGTGATGAGTCGTGTGTAGCGTGGCTTGAATCCTATTGCAAGCGTATGCGCTGACTTGTTCCAGGCTTTCGGGCGTGAGCCTATCAATCACGCCCATCAATCGATCAATCTTTTTGCACGAATGGAGTGTGTGTTATGAGTATCCACTTTTATGCCGGGTATTGGCAGTTTGGTGTCGGCGTTACCAATTTTGAGGGTGAGCCGTATTGCAGCCTGTTGTCTTTTGACTCGCGTAAGGAACGCGACGCTTGGGTTGCTGCGGATCATTTCGACAATAATTGGCATCGTAGCGCGATGTCGCGTCGTGAGGCGTTGCCGCTTATGCGCGCTGAGCTTGCCGATCTTTTCGACGGTTATGACGGCTGGCGTGTTGATGGCGTGTTTTATGCGTCCATAGGCGACGCTTTCGCGGCGTTCTTCAAGGCTGAGGCCGCTGCACTTAGGCGTGCGGGTGTCTGATTCATTCAGTCTGTTTGTTTAATCCCAGGGCGTGGCGATTGTGTCACGCCCTTTGTTTTCAGCGTTTTTCTTTTTAAGGGGTTTATCATGCGTAATCTTGTTTTCTCTAAGTTCTTCAAGAATGTTGCCGTGCGGTTCAAGGCCGATCAAGTGTCAGTGTTCCGTGAGGGCATTGAGGTTATGGGCGCGGGCGCGGCGTGGTTTGATTGGCCTACGGGCGTATCGTTCGCCGGGGCACCCGTTACGGTTGAGGCCGACGTGTTGCGTAGTGTGCTTGAGTTGGCTGAGGCACACGGCGGGTTGAGCGCTGTGGATTGCGAGCTGTTGCCGGTTGAAAGGGATGCTGACGGCAAAGAGATCGGGCACCACGTCATGATGCATGTCAGGTTTGCCGATGGGAGCGGCTACGACTGTGAGGGCGCGGCATGTGATGACCAATACGATTCGTTTGGTGTTCGTGCTAAGTGTGGTCAAGTTGATCCGCTGTTCGCCGTGACCATGGATTCGGGTGAGTTCGCGCGCGCTTTCAAGCTGGTTGAGCCGTGTGTTTCCAAGGAGGAGCTGCGGCCTGTGCTGACTGCGGTTGACATGGATGTTGCGGGCGGCATGTTGCGCTTGCAGTCCACTGATCGTTTCCGTATGGCCGTGGCGTGTGTTCGTGGTGCCGTTATCGAACGTGACGGCGGTAAGGGTTTCGATTGTTTCGCACGTGCCAAATTCCTGAAACTGTTCGCGGACAAAACAATCGGCGGTCTACGCTTGGAATACCGCAAGGACGACTACGGCGGTGCCGTTTCGGTTGGCTGCATGGTTGCCGGGTGGAATGTTTTCATGTCTGCCGTGTCTGACGGCGAGTTCCCAAGTGAGGCTATCGCGCGTTGCTGGACTTGCAAGGGGCGTGATGATAACGGCTATGGCCGTGGTTTCGTCTGCGATGTGAAACAGCTCAAGGACGTTGTGGCAAAGCTTAAGACGGATCGTTATGACCCTCTGTGTTTTTCCATGGCGGCCAATGGTGTCGCGGTAACTAACAAGCTTGGAATGTCCTATCAGCTGCCGGGCGTTGGCTGCGTGGGTGCGAGTTCGGGTGAAACTGTCACGTCGTTTTACTTGAATCCGACGTATGTGTCCGAACTGTTGACGAGGGTTGCCGCTTTGGGTAAGTCCGTTGAGTTTCTGGCTTCCACGGGATATGCCGGTGTTTGGATCGGTCCGGTGGTTGACGTTGATAACCCGTTTGAGACGACTGGGCTGGGCGGTGAGGGGTATCTTCTCATGCCTATGTGTGGTGCCGCATGTGATTTTGCGGGCGGTGAGGTTAATCCGGTTGGTACGTTCCGCCCGGACGCGCCCAAGATCAAGCCGGTGTTTGGACTTGTTGACGCGCCCGACTGGGTGTTCGTTGATTCCATCACGTCTAAGCCTAAGCGTTCCAAGTCTAAGCGTTCTAAGCGTGAGCCGATCAAGCCTGAGCCTGAGCAGCCCGAGCCTGAGCAGCCTGAGCAGCCGGAACCGGTCAATCCTGAGGCTGAGCCGGAACCGGTTGCGTCTGAGCCTGTTTCACAGCCACAGCAGCCCATGAGTGAGCTTGGCGGGCATACCATTGTCGAGTTCGCACGTGAGTTCGATAGGATCTACGGTGTTCTCTACGATGCTGACGGCAACGGCCATTCCATCGATTACGGGAGCGATATCGACGCTTTCGACAATCAGGAGTATCCGCGTGGTGTTCTTGAGGCGTTCAACGCTTATCGTGAGGATTTTGTTTCGTCTGACCGTGAGTCGGCGGCGTTTATCCGCGCGTTGCGTTCTTTCGCCCCGGCTGGATCGGCTGCGGTTGAGGTTGTTGAGCCTGAGCCTGTCACGGCTGAGATTCCCGAGGTTCCGCCGCAGACCGAGCCTCATGAGGTGGTTGCCACGTCCAGCGCGATCATAGTGCGCAAGGTGGTGATTCCTGGCGGCAAGTCGGTCAAGGAACTAGCCGACGTGTTCGGCGGGTTCAAACATAAGCCTCGTGGCTTCCGTGATTCCAAAGGCCGTCGTGTGGCGTATGTCGCGTTCGACGGTACCGGTGGTGTGATCGCATACCGCGACTATTACACGGACGTTGATACGCGGCTGGAACAGGATATAGCCGACTATCTCGCAAGCCATAATCTCAAGCTTGCCGCATAAAAGAATTTGCCGCCACTGTTCTGAGCGGTGGCGGCGCCTTAATTACCTCTATCAAAAATAATCAGGCAAACCATAGTGTATGTGGTTTGCCGGAAAGAAGCAAACCATGTTCAGTAAGATTCGCAATGTTTTTCTTGTTTTCGTGCTTGTCGCCGTCGTCGGTGTCGTCGGCCATTTGGATGCCGTGGATCAGGCCCGGGCGTTGGGTAGCGCGTCGGCTGAGACTGTTGAGTCTTGGAATGCGTGGCGTCGTGACAATCCCGGTTCCGTCGCTTCCGCGTTCTCGTGGGCGGATATTCCGGCTTGTTTCGTCGAGGATGGTTCCGTCGCGGTCGATGGTGGTTCCGCCTATCAGCATGTGTGCATGTGGGATGCGTCCGTGTCGGGCAATGGTGACGGCGGCTCGTATGTGCTTGTCGATGGCAGCAAGGTTTTGGAGTGGTGAGGAGGTTTCGGCATGATGGTTTATCAGTTTTCGCGTTTTGACCGTGAGTCGAACCGTGAGTTGTGGCGGTATCGTTCGCCTGTTTCGTTGTGGGTGGAATGGTTTGCCGCGTGGCTGGAACGTGATCGTGCTGCACGGTTTGGTTATCGTGCGTGGCTTTACGTGCAAGTGTCGTCCGGGGATTTGATTACGCGCGACATGTTGTCGTGGCGTGACGAAATCGAGGTGTTGTGATGATTGACGTGAATATGCTGCCGCGTGAGCTTACCGGCTATGTCGGTCATGTCTGCGGCCTGTGGTTCGGCAGTTATTTTATTGATTTTGAGCCTGTGTTCGTCCATTCCACGGCGGGCATCATCGGTGAACTGTACGAATACCTGGTGGATACGGTTCAGGACAATTCGATGAATGGCGGCTTGGATTATGAGGATGCGGAAGAGTACGCGAAGTTGGCGGCTACCGTTCCGTGGTCTATGGAAGAGATTGACCACGTGGCGGAACAGTCTTTCCGCTACGTGTCTGACCGAACGTTGCAGGTGGCTTACACCTTGTGTGTCCTCACTTTTGATGCGATGTTCCCGCAGAAAATCGAGGTTGTCAAACCGGACGTGCGGGAGACGTTGTTGAGCGTGGCGTTCCCGCATGATTGGCAGCGCCGCATGGCGGAGTCTGACCATGATCGCGTGAGCGCGTATCGCATGGGTTTGGAATGCGTGACGAAAGCGTATGACAAGGTTTTCGACCGTCTTGGGGAGGCTGACTGACATGACGCGCAGTAGGAACAGACGGCTTCGCCTCATCCCATCGCACCTTCCGCTGATCCGCGACAAACTCGCGGAATACGAGCGGGTCGCATTAAAGGAGGAGATGGCTGCGCACTCGCAATACGAGCGGAGCATGGAAGCGGCTTGGAATTTCGCTGATAATCTCGCCGTCGCGCAGCTTTGGTGGATCAGCCGGGACATGACGGCGCTGGCGGAAGATACCGTCCGGGCAGGTGATTTCCCGAAATCGGAAGCGCCGGCGCAAAGCGGGCTTATCTTCTTCGACGGGGATGTCCAAATGGTCAGATTCCCCGTGACCGACGACGCGACGGGAAGGAAGGTCGGAGACGCCCATGTGTCGGCGCTCTTCTGGCAATGCGACGGCAACGGCGATATCGAATTGATGGGATTCACGGACCATCCATGCGCTCTGAAGGAATGCGACGCGAAATCATTCTCACTGCCGGTCATCAGATTCGCCAACGGCATTTTCAATGAGCATGTCGGCGGTTTCCGATGGTTCGGCGATCTGCTGCGCGCGGTGTGGGCGTTGAGCGCGGAACCGCATATCTGCGAGGCGAAACCGGCGAAACCCGATATGACGCATCCGCTGCCGCAGCGTTTCGACCCGGAAATCCGCAAGGTCAAGATGCTGGTGCTGCGTGAGAATCTGCATCGTCCAGGTGAAAGCTCCGACAATGACGAACAAGTGCGACGCGAATACACCCATCGTTTTATCGTGCGTGGTTTTTGGCGTAACCAGAGGATGATGAAGCCGGTTTCCAACGTTTGGCGAACACTCGCTAAACGCATTTGTTGTTAACAGGGCCATTGTAGACCACTCAGACGGCGCTTAACGCAGTGTGTAGCCAATTGTCCACTAATTCGGCTTCGTTGACTGGATCGAAACACCATGCGTCCAATCCGACGTTGATCTCATTGTGATGCCTGCCGAACTCAAGCGGGTCATGCGCGTGCGTGTGTCCGTGCAGGAGCAGAGTGTTGTTCATGCGTGGTATCGCGTATTCGGCTAATTCCGGCGCGTTCCAATTGGTTGAGACTGCACCTAGGGGTTTGCTTTGCGTGAAGTCTTCACGCCATTGGAAGTGGCTTAAAAATACCGTGTGTGGATTGTTGCCCCACCCGTCTCTGATTTCAGTGATGCCGACCATTCCGACTTCCACGAACACGCTTGCCAACTTTTCCAGCGTGCGGCTGGAACTGTGCAGTTCGTGGTTGCCGAGAATCAGATGACGGTTCCTGCGTGGCACATGCAAGTTTTGGATGCGCATTATCGCTTGGTCTACACTCCACGTACCACCGGAACTGATGTCTCCGAGGATGTAGAGTTCGTCTTCCTCTCCAACATACGTGTTGATCGCGCGCACAATGTCGGCATCATGTCTCCGCCAGTCAACACAGTTCTTGAGCGGCTTATGCTCATGTTCGGCCTGTTGTTTGATCGATGCATCCTTAGCGTATCCGGGTAGCGCGTAACCGCGTAGCGCGGCCACGAACGGATGCGCGAAATGCAAGTCACTAGTGAACCATTTCATTGCGTCTCCTTTTTCGAGGTTGACCATTTTGCCGACGTCAGGAAAATGGTCAACCTGTCTGTGTCATGGTGCGGGCTATGAAGCGTCTTCCACGCGTGGTTCGTCTTCTACCTGTAGTTCCGTGTCCTCGCGTACGATTGCTTTGATATCGTCGTTGACTTGGTTCGACAAGTGCATGATGATGTGAACGTCTTTTCTGTACCCCAATGGTTTGGGTATGTCTTCTTCACAGAAGGAGTAAGACGTGAAACTGGGCATGATGGCGTAGTCGGCGCGGATTTTTTTCAGCTTGCCCGACACGACGGTGCCATGCTTGCCGTTGATTGTGATTCTTTTGCCTAAGTGCGTGGCGTTCAGATGGTCTGCTGTGATTGTCTCGCTCATTCCGCGTGGTCTCCTAGTTCTCGTTGGTAATTCTTTTGAAGGATGTTTCCGGGCGTGGGAATGTGCTGCCGTTGCTGTTCGTGATCCGTTCCAATTCCATGAACTCTTCGACCGACATGGTGACGCTTATGTTAGTGCAATCATCAGTTATGATGACTCGTTTGAGCGGTGTTGTAATCAGTTCGTAGTTTGAGCCACGGTGTGTGTCATACGTATCGATGATTTGCAGGGTCACGCCATTCATGACGTTCGCCCACGTGTTTATCAGCCGTGGGGGTCTTCCCGGACTATCTGGCTCCTTGTCGGTGCTTTGATAATGGAATCCGAGTTTTACCAGCTTGTCTACCAGTTTGCTTTTCTTCTTGGTGAAGTCGAGTGCTTTCATTGTGCCTCCTTGGTGGTGTTGTCCTGTGTCGTGTCGTCGCCGCTCATTCCGCGTAGCCTCCTATGTATTTCCAGCAGTTCGCGTCCACGATGAATTCATCGATCGGGAAAACATCGAAGCCTTCACGGTCGAGTTCATCCCAACGATGATCCGCCTGCTCGAATGTGGAATAGACGCCCATTATGCTCACGTACTCGCCGTATTGGTCAGCCAGTCTCCTGCTCATGGTGAAATACGGATGCCACCTATCTACCGGTTTGAGCGTGTAATCCCTGTATTCGTCCCTGTCCATAACGTTCGCAGTGACGACGTAGATTCTCATGATTGCTCCTGTCTGGGGTTGTCGGGTATCCGTTTGGCGAGTGTTCTTGCTGTCGGATTATTTGCCGGTGCTGCCGAATCCTTTATCGCCACGTTCGGTAGAATCCAGTTCGTTGACTGGCTCGAATTGCATGTGCGCGTATGGTAGGAACACGATCTGCGCTATCCGGTCTCCCTCATGGATTTCAAACGCCTGTTCGCCCATGTTTCTGAGGATTACGTCGACTTCGCCACGATAATTGGCATCGATTACACCAGGCGCGTTCATCACGGTGATGTTGTGTTTCAACGCCAAGCCTGAGCGTGGGCAGATTAGGCCGACGTATCCAGCTGGAATAGCCATGTATACGCCTGTGTGTACGAGTGTTTGGCTACCCGCGCAGATGATCGTGTCCTCGTTGGAACGTAGGTCTGCTCCACCATCGTTCGCGTGAGCGTAGCCAATATTGTTTGTCTTGCCGCTGATCTGCAATTAGTCTCCGAACTTTTCGAGAATGAGTGCGCCTATGACGCCGATAATCCAAGCGATCATCAGGATGATTGTGATACCGGCCAGTGCGAGTAGTGGTATCCAAATGGGTGCGAGCACCCATATCCACGAGTATGGGAATTGGCCCCCGATTTTCAGGAGTGCCAACATGCCGGACAACAGTAGGATGATTAGCGTGCAGTCGATGTTGACTCGCATTATTAGTCCTCCGTGTAGAAAGTGAGCGTGTGGAGCTTTTTCTTCGCGTTCAATTGCTCTCCGAACATGCCGTACTGTTTGACTGGTTCGATCACGTCGCGCATGTGATGCGCGTGATAGGTGATGGTCTTGCCCTTGTCGGTGATGCTGATGATGCTCACTGCCGGTTGTCCTTTCCGACGAGTCCCCAAATATCGTCCACTGGAGTGGTTTGCTGCATCAGCATGTACACGTCCGCGATGCAATAGATTGGGTGTCTGCCTTCCTTGCGTACCGGGGTGAGCTTGCCCCTGTGCGCCCATGATTTCAACGTGTTCGCGGATACGAGGTATCCAGCCTGTTGGAGTTTGCTTCTAATGTCCGAAGCAGTCCCCGTGTAAGTGCTGTGTTTGATCTTGTCTTGCATGAGTGTCCTCAAAAAGTTGATGTTCCAAACGTTCCTGCATCCACGGCATTTGACTTGTTTTGCCGTCTCGTCAGCGCTTAACGGCATGTTGCAGTCAGTGTTGGGGCAGTTGCCCAAGCTAACCGTATGGCCTTGATTCAACAGGCGCTGGCATTTGTCGCGGGCGATGCGGATTTCAAGCGCGTACACGGGTGTTGCCGTTGAGCATAGACACGCGGGTTCGCCTTGCTTGGTTTTCTTCACGGCTATCCGCTGCGCCAACACGTTCAACGGATCGTGATTCAGGTATTCGACGCCTAAGCATTTAGCGAACGCGGATAGTGTGCCCCACACGCTATCATCCCGTTCGTCTCCCTCATACAGCAGGTCGAACACTTGCTCTCGCAATGGCGGATTATCAGAGTATCCTCCCCCGCCGCCATCAGCGTCATGATTCTTGTTGATGCGGTTCATCTTGTCGGTTTCCAAAAATCCGATGTTCTTCGTGAACCATTCCAAGTCGGCTAGGAGCCGCTGTTCACATTCAGGGCAGAGTTGCCTGGTATCGTCTCTTTCACGCCCGCAACGCAACAGTTTGCAGTCAGCCAATCGCACGCCTTCCAAAATCATGGTATGTTGATTCCGCACCGGTGCCCGAAGGCGTGCGATTAATGCCGGAACATGTCTAGTATACCGGTTGCACCCAACCTTGCAACCGATATTCAGCTTCCACATCGTGGCTTTGACGGCCATATCCGTGTCAGCAGTTACGAAGGTGAGTCCACGTCCAAGGCTGAACCATACGCGAATGCACGAAATTCTACGTTGGAGAATCTGCTTCCGTTGTTTGATTTGTCTCCGGAAACCGTCATCTTTGGTGGTTGGGATTCGACGCGTAGTAAGAATATGAACTCTACGTGGAAGTTCTGCTAAGGCTAGCGGTTATTAGCAGAACTTCCACATAGCAAAACGAAAGGAGGAACCTATGGGTAATGCAACAATGCTGATTCTCGCTATCGTTGTGCTTGTTCTCGTGTCGAAATAGAACAAATATAACAATAGTGCGGGTGAAGGACATGAATGCGTCGTTCACCCGCGAATAAGCATTTTCATTGAGGAATTGTATTTATGTGTTTGGATTAACGTCTCAAACAGTCTCCCGCTTCCGTTTTCTCTTCTCGGGGTGAAGCAGGTAGTAGTTGCGTTCGTAGGCCGCCTGTTCCTCACGGCTGAAATGGTGGAATGTCGGACGATGCGCAAGCTTGTATCGGCGGTTGCATTCCAAGACTTGCTCACGGTGGGCCATCCGCCACTGTCGCGTGTGCTCACGTTTCCGTGCGAGCTGTTCCGCAGTAAGCTTGACCGGCTTTTTCGACGCTTTCGCCTTCTTCTTTCCGACTGGCGGCTTCTCAGACGGCTTGCGCCTACCACGACGAAGAACTGCTATGTCAACCGCGAACATTTTCATGATCTCGTCGGCGGTAGGCTCATTCATTCCGTTTGCTCCAATGATTTGCAGTAGTCCTCTCGATCACGTACAACACGACGGCCTCATTGTTGTCCAATGCCAGTGGGTTCGCTGCCGTGACGTTGATGATTTTCCACCCATCATCCAGATAGTCGATGAGTTTAGAATCATTCTGCACACGCACACCGTTACCGGTGAACTTCGTGTATACGGGGATTAGCTCATGTTCCATTATTTCGTTTCCCCGTCCTTGCCGCTAGCATTGTCCCAATCGCAGGAAAGACCGCCTCCCCCCTTGTAGACGTTGAACCTGATGCATGTCACGGCCCTACCGTCGTGCAACTCGATTCTGCACTCATCGACAGCGAAGTCGCCTCGCACATCAATGCAGTCACTACCGCCTTCAACATCGTCAACATCCGCTTCGTTCTCGCATCCGGCCAGCGGGAAAACCATCGCTACGGCCATAAGCACGGCCATTAGCCCTCGTTGAATATTCTTGTTTCCTATCATTTCGTCTCCTTGATTGTCTTATCCCGTCGATTTCGACGGGTTTGAATGTGGTCTAGAAGTGTTTTGCCATCCAGTCGGCGATGAACAACGCGACGATCGACGCAAACGACGCGAAAGAAAGCAAACCGAAGACAATGGTGAAAACAATCAAAACAGCCTTCATTCCGTCACCGCCTTACGTGCCACTTCGAGCACTTCTTTCGCCCGCGCGATGTAGTCTTCCTGATATCCGCAGATTTCACCGGCGTAATCCCATGCATCGTCTTCGTCCTTCGCCACATAGTCGCTTTCGATGCCATCCCATTCGCAGCTGTTCCAGCAGAGCCGTTTCGCCACGGCCTCCACCTCGGCGTCGGTTGGTGGAGCGGAACGTCCGGCCATGTACGCTGTACCGGCAAGCTCACGAACCGTCTGAAAAGTCAAATCATCATCCATGCCACGCTCGTAAGCGTTGGCCTCGTCAAGCATGATGCTCAATTAGTCCTCTTTCCGTTAGCTTTGACCATGGCCCACAGGATTTCGCTTGCCGGACGCCTCCTGTATGACAGGTCGTTGTAGGACTGCACATAGTCGAGAATCAGTTTCGAGCCGGTCGAATCCGGTGTCAGAATCGCGTTCACTCGCGGCGGCACCATCTTCTGCCATACGATCTCGTCACACAGTTCCTTCGTGCAGACCAGATAGTTCTGATCGCCGTAGAACGTCAGTCCGTTGCCGCTAGTGAAGTCAGCCATGCATGACTTGACCTCGTAGAACTCGAAGCAGCCTTTCTCGACGCTTGCGGGCACCGGCTCACCGTTGATGTTCCAGGGCTTGAAGCCCACGTAGTCCACGCGCCTTTCGTCGGGCGTGTTACGGTCGAAATTGACCTCGCTCGCCCAAAAAACGGTCTGATTCCTCAACCTCTTCTCCACCAGCTTGGACAGCATGGCGGTGGTCTCAGCCCTGCTCATTTCTTCCTCCTGAAGTACTTGTATTCACCGTGATGGAACAGGAACAGGTGAAGTCTCCACACCTTGACTGCCAACAATCCCTTGAGCGTGATCGCATACCCGCCATGGACACGCTTCATGAGCTTCCTATCGGCCAATGATTCAAGTATTCGGGAAAGCTCTTGGTTCCCTCGTTGTTGCCAGATGTAGTTCATCCCCTCAGCGATATACAGGCAACACATGTCCTTGTCGTATTGACTAATCATCATTAGCCTCCCTCTCAAGGATGTAGACGTTCGTCGCTGTGACGGCGGTATCACGCAATTCCGTTGGCGGCATGGTATCCACCCGCAGAATCTTCCAACCCTCGTTCAGCAACTCTTCAAACACACCCATATTCATCAAGGTGCGCTCATCGCCGTAATCACTCCAAAAAAGTGGGCAAACCTTGTACCGTTTACTCATTTCGCGTCATCCTTCATGAAGACAATCCAGTGTGTTCCCGTGCGGTTCGGCTGCTTGTTGCCGAAGAGTGGCTTGTGCGCTGTGAGCTTGAGAATCTGCGATACGGGTATCTGTGTCTCATTCCATTTGAAAATCAACACTCCATGCTCTTTCAGGACGCGGAAGCACTCGCTGAACATGGTCTTGAGGTCAGCTTTCCACGTCTCTTGGTCGAGGCAACCGTATTTCTGCGCCATGTAGCTCGTTTCCCCCGCATTGCGCAGGTGGGGCGGGTCGAGCACCACCATGCGGAACGTCCCGTCGGGGAACGGCAGGTCGCGGTAGTCCATCAGCATGTCCGGCTTGACATCGAACCTACGCCCATCGCACAATTCCCAGCTCTCATCACGCACATCACCAAAAAGCACCCGATCATCCGATTTGTCAAACCAGAACATTCGGCCGCCGCAGGCGGGGTCAAGAACAGGCTGATACGCGCTCATTTCGTATCCTTCCCCTTGTACTCGTCCACGAGTTCTTTCCACTGCCTGCTTGCGAGTGCGGCGTGGCTGAACCAGCTGGTAGAGATATGTCCACGTGGACATTGGAGCCGGTAGACTGTGAGTGTTGTCCTTACTTTGCGGCTCTCGTGGTATTTTTCCGTTTGCGATGCCTTGATTACTGGTAGTCTGCCGCACATTGGACACCCATATTCGTTGCGTCTGCGTTTGAACCACATAACTATTCCTTCGCGTCCTCGCTTTGATTGGGTACCTCGGAAGGCATGGTGCCGGAATAGCCGAGCATGTGACGGCAGTAATTGATTACATGCTCGTAAGCCGTCGTCATTCCGTCGTAAAAGTCGTACACTTCTTCGTCTGGATTATCAGAAGCGTTATTAGCTGCATCCCACTCTTTTTGCAGAAAGTCGATGACCTCATGCAGTGTCTTGTCTTTCTCAGTCACGTTCGTCGCCATTGTTATTCCTTACTGCTCTTATCGTTCCTGTGGTTATCGTCATGGTCGAAGATGCATACGAATACGCCTAACAGCATGAGCACGCAGAGTATCGCTATCACACCCAATGTGATGACGATGAAAACGCTTGGAATGTTCCAGCAAACATCAGCCAGACTCATGATTTCCTCTCCTTGCGGAATTGTCTGATAGCATTTTCCGCGTCGTAATAGCGGGCGACAATGCGTACCCACGAATCGAACGCAGCTTCGGCAGTCTGACACACCTCGCCTTGAAGGCACCTAAGGTCGCACTCATACCGGTAGACAGTATGACGTGGATTGTGATATGTGCATTTGCCGCTAACTATTATTGGCGCGTCACCGCAGTAAGGGCATCGAAGATAACTCTTGGGCTGGGGCTTCTTCTTACGCCCGAACATCACTCACGGCCTCCCCACATTCCTTCTTCGTTGGTTCCATAGTTTTTGCATTGGAAGATTCGAGCCAATTCCTCAGCGTCGTAAAGCGCCTGTTCCAACGCTTGTTTCCGTGAGACGGTCTTGGATACTGGGTATTCGCGTGTCGCACGAAACAGCCAAGTGTTCTCGATCACGTCCCAATGCCATAAGACCAGCTCATATCCATAGAATGTCTCATCCGGCATGGTGTAGCTATGACGGATGCTGACCGCGTATTGGTCGCTCATGCGCTCACCTCCTTGAGTATGTTCAATGCCTTCACGCCATCAACCACATGCTTTCCGCCTGCGTTCACGCTGATGATGACCGGCTGGTACACGCCTTCAACCATCAATGATTCGCAGATTCCTTCCGTCGCGCCTCGTAATTCCTTGCGGAGTTTCGAAGGCACGTATCTCAGATACCCGTCGATGATCATGCCTTCGTTGAGTTGGATTATCGCCCTATGCCCGTCGAGCATGCTCATGGGCAGCGACCGCCAGTCGGATAGGCTTTCATGCACGTTCATGGTCGAACACCCCGTTTTCCAATCGTGCGAGCAGGTCTTTGGCGAAATTGATTCCAGTCCCGCAGACGGCATTCTCGATGTCTTTCGTATGCTTGTCGGAAGATGGGTTGTCCCGCACTGTCTCACACTCATGAATGAGCGTGTGCAAAAAGTTGGTGAGGTTGGTCAACCGACGCTCCGCACGAGATGTATCGTTAAGATTCACTGGTATCAGCGGGAAAGCGTCAGCATCGAACGTGCGTTTGACCACGCTCCAGTCCATCGTTTCCAAATCCCCGTCAGCGAACAATTGCGCATCACAGTCGATATTGTGAATGTGCCAAGCGTCACCGTCGTAGCTCAACAGGTCTTCACCATCCCGAGTCGCATACCAGCCCGGTTCGGTGGGCATGTCATCAGACGAGTGCGCCTGATCGTACATGGCTTTCACCTGCTTGTAGATGTCATCCAGTTCCCTCCCGTCGAACTCCACGGTCAGACAAGTGCCAGCCTTGTCGGTAAACAGGTAAGGCATTGTTTTGAAATCAATGCTTCTCAACATTTCACTCTCCTTCTTCGTTGAACGATGCCTGTAGAGTGTCCGCGAACACCTGCAATGCGTCTTTGACCTTCTCGTTGAAACCGTCCGGCACGTCCGCCGTGACATGTCCCTGCTGCATGTTGTCGAGCTTGTTGTCCGTCTTCGTGTACATCGGCACATCCACTTCGACGGATGCGAGTTCGATCTGCGGATAGTCGAACGCGCGCACACGGAACGTGACCTTGCTCGTGCCGACTTTCACTTTGTCGCTCATTGGTGTCTCCTTGGGAGGATTGTTCTGATGGTTCTTGCCGGACTCTCATAAGCGGTACGCACCACGTATGCCCTGTGGTAGAAGTCGGCTTTGGAATGTGCCGCGCCCACAGCTTCATCCAGTGAGTCATACACGCGGCATGTGTGAACTCCCGTATCGCCTTGCGGCCAGACGATGTAGCCGGTCTTGCCTGTGAAAACACTCATTTGACCGTCTCCACCGTGCTACAGCCGATGTATTCGCCGCCATGCTTCAAACACGCCCATGTCACGTCACCGGTCTTGACGGTTTCCATCTGGAATCCCGCGCCGGTTTTCCCGCTGGAACCGGCTGGCGATACGGTGGACGCGATGAAGATAATCGTCATGCAGATGATCGCGACGATGATTACCCGGTCCCGGTTCATCACTCACCATCCTTTGCGATGACGGCACCCATGGCTTCCCGATATTTCTTCGTCCGTTGGAACCGGTCGGCAAGCATGTTCGCGGCCTTGTCGATAATCTCGTCCTTGCGTTCTTCGAGGAAGCTTTGCAAAGCTTCCCCCATCAGGCCCTCCCACATGATGTCCCGCGTATACGCGCTGGAATGCGAGAAAACACTGTCCACGGCGTTTTTAGTGAGCTTGTTGAGCACGTCACTGTAAGCGTGTTCCTCGATACGGTTCTGAATGGTCTCGTCGTCAATGCCGATGGCGAACTGCACGATATGTTCCATGATTACTTGCCTTCCTTTTCGATTTCATTGATCTTGTCGGTGAGGGCTTCGAGCACGTCCACGCGGTCTCCCCACTTGAGGTTCCGCCAGAACTGTTCGAGATCAGCCCAGTTCTCGGCCTGTAGGATGCCAAGAAGCCTGATTGCCTGAGCTTCGAGAATGTCGGCGTTCCGTTTGCAGCACGCGGCGAAGAACGGCACATTATGCGTGATTGCGTCATTGATGAACCAGAGCGCCTTCTTGAGGTCTTCGACACCGTTCTTGTGCTGCCAGCGGAAGCAATACTGCACGGCTTGGCCCCAATCGCTTGAGAGCAGTCGGCTGAGTTCGATGCACTCGAACGGGCCATCCTTGTAATGTGATGGATTGATATTGTCAGTCATTTGATTGTTCCTTTGTCGATGAATATTTGCCGTCTGCGGTGAGATACACGAGTCCATGCCAAGTCCGTACCGGCACTTCCAACTGGTCTTGAAACGATTTCACACACCATCCGTTCTCATAAGCGATAGTCGGATGCATGTGAACGAAACCATGACAGCCCGTCGTACCCGAACCGCAAAGCAGAATCAGATTCTGCACTTGATGCTTCTCCACCCTCGTGCATTGGCTACGGAGTTTCCGATGATGCCGGGAACCACCAACCGCATACAAGCTTCGGCCACAACGCACGCAACGTCTCCCATCACGATCATCAACCATGCGGCACGTCTCCTTGGATGGATTGTCACTGCTCACTGGGGTTCTTCCTTCTGGTTTAGCTCATTGGCTTTTTTGACGGCTGACGCCATGTCGGTCACGTCATCCTGCGATTGGAGGTGCAAGGCTTTCAAAGTGTGTTCGCAAGCCCAAGTGTGGACGTGTGGCTTCGACGGTGGGATACCACCCATTTGCGCCCGGTTCTCACACCAGCCACGCCATAGGCGTATCCAATCGCCCACCATGCGCGTGACGTCGTATTGGCGTGTGGCGAAGGCGTCCCAGCTGTTTTTCAAATCCAAGTTCGGATACGTGGCGCGCATCATGCTGTTGGCTGCCGCCAATTCTCGTGAGTCTTGGAACATGGCAAGTGTCATTTCTTTGGAAGAAGAATAATATTCTTCTTCTTTCTTTTGGGTTCTGGTGTTCTGGTGTTCTGGTGTTTGTCCCGATGTCACACGCATGTCACGCTGTGACACTGCTGTGACAGTGCTGTGACCACGGGATTTGCTCTTGCGTGCCTTCGCGTCGGCTCGCGCGTGCATGACCTGCTCTTTGGTGCGATTGTGAGCGGTGTAATCGTGGATTATCCAACCGTCATCGACCTCTTCGAGCATTCCCTCGTCCACCAGCGCCTGCACCTGCTCCTGAGTGGCACCGATGTTGGAGAGCATGGCGCGGCGCGGCACGAAGCCATCCGTGAGCCTGTCCCCGCACAGCGAGAGAGCCATACAGAACACGCCCACCGAGTCAGCACGGCCAATGCGCACGAGATCACGCACCTTGTCGTTGTCGTAGAAGCCGTTCACGAGCTGCACGTAACCACGCCTTGCCATTAGTCCTCCCCTCTTGTGATGCCGTTGTATTCCATCCAGATTGCTTCTTGTCTTGGTGTGGTGACCGGCAGGCCGTCACAGCTGAAGACGATGCCGCTCCCCCAGTGTGGTTTCGCCATCGCGTCCAGGGCTTCAGCGATTTCAACCAAGTCCGGTGGCGGGTCAAGTTTCATCACAGTTCCTTTTGCAAATGATTTCCAAACCGGGCTGATACCGGTAGGTTGACTGGTTGCTGTAGTAGGCGTCCCAGTAGGCTCCGTAGTGTGGATTGTCGGCAGTGCTTTGGTATGGGACTGCTTTCCTGTCCTGGAGGAGTTGGACGATATGGCGTCCCTTGTCGGTCAGTCTGAGCGCATTGCCGGATACCAAGCCGCGCCGTCTGAGCGCTTGAATCCACAGCCACGGTTTCTGACCTGCGTGGGGTTCCGGCATTCGACCGGTACGCCATATGCTGACAAGCGCCTCATGCTGTTGGCTGCTCAAATGGATGCCGTTGACGTTGACTGCTGGAAAAATCATCGTCCACCTCCGAGCGGCAACCCACTGTTCAACATGCCCGCCAATTCACCCAACGTGAATCGGATGAACATTCGAGTGCCCGAGTCAACGCATTCCATAGACGGTTTGGCCGGTAGCAGAGTCTCGAACTTGTCCCACACGCTCAGACTCGTGTAAGCGGGTTGAGACGCGATCCACTCACGCTCGTCCATCACGTCAGCATCGAACATGCCATCGGCTTGTATGACGAACGGATATTCAGAATCAATGTCACCAGCCAACAGTTCAGCCTTATCGAAGCATTTCACCATCGGCACGTTCGGATTGGCGAACGTCGAAACACTGATCGGCCGCCCCTTGTAGTACAGGTTCTCAACATGGTCGAGACGCTTATCGTCCAACGCCCAAGCCAAGTAATCCCAGACACGCAGTTGGAACAGCATCTCACCGGTATTCAGGCTGGTTTCCGACATCGCTTATCATCTCCTTCGTGTTTCTGACGAGACTTTCCAACCCGCCGTGAATGTCATGCAAGGGTTCTATATGGATTTCCGTATGCGGCTCATAAGGATTGCCGCCGTATGTCAACGGCATTCCCTGCCGACGTTTGACAAGCCGTTTCGCCCGTTGTCCCCATGCCATACGGTCGGGTTCCAACATGGCGCACAACGTGAGTTTCACCTGCTGGTCATCCACGTAGGCCAAACCGTTCAACGCATCCTTGACGAGCTTTTCCAGATTGTCCAAATCCGGTTTCCCATGACGCCCCTTATAAAACATGAGAATCATCAGCACGTCCCCGTCCAATGGTTCGGCATGAGGGTAGAACATGTGGAATTGGTTCCTCACCAGTTCCTCAGCATCCCTCGTATGCTGAGGGGTCACAGCCCGATACCCGTAGAATCGTGGACGGCCCTTCGCGACGGGTTCGCCTGGAATGTCGAAATCATAGGTCATAAATCCCATATGCTCGCGTCTCCAATATCATCCCAATAGTCTTCGGCTTCCGACTCGCATTCAGGACAAGTGGGGCCGTAATATTCGACCCCATGCTTGTCGCACCATGCGGGTTCGGTAATCCCAGAGAGCGGAACCATCAGAACAGTGTCGCCTCTCCAAGCTTCTCTTCAAGATCGCGCATCAGATTCACCGACGCATCCCAATAGGAAGGCTTCAATTCAATGCTCATGCCCTTGCGGCCAAGTTTGATTGCCTCGTACACGGTCGAGCCGATGCCACCAAACGGGTCGAACACAAGCTCGCCCTTATTGCTCCACAAGCGGATGCACCGTTCGATGAAATCCAATTGCAGCGGGCAGATGTGGCGTTCGTCGGTGTTCTCTCGCCCAAGACGCTCGTTAAGCGTGTTGGTCTCTCGAATGTTCCACCAGACCGGCTGCGCCCAATCAATCCATTCCTCGTTGCTCACATCATTCTTGATCGGCACCTGATTGTCGCCAGGTTTGCGGAACATCAGCAGATAGTCAGCCAACGCGGGACGGCTCATACTGGAATCCTTGTTCTTCGTGACGAACATGAGAGCCTGAGCCTTCGTGCGAATCGCCTGAGCCTGTGGATTCTTGTTCACGGTGACTTCGCCGTGGAAAATCCAACCGTTCTCCACATAGGCGCGGATAACATCACCACGAAAATCAGTCAACCCGACAACGCCATCAGCGGTCTTCGTGGTCACAACCTGCTGCACATGCACGCAAGCGATACGCCCAGGCTTCGTCACCCTTAACAGTTCGCGGATGATGTACCCGTAGTTTTCGATGAACTCTTCACGGGAACTATTGTTGCCTAAGTCGCGGGTTGAATCGGAGTACACGTACAGGCTTGCGAACGGCGGGCTGCTCACACTCAGATCAACACTGTTGTCAGCCATTTCCGCCATGCGTTCGCACGAGTCACCAAGCCATAGCGTCCAATCCTTACCTTTGGCTTCATCGGTCATATACATTTCCTCAACCATCATGCGGCCTTTCTGAAAGAGTTTGATTCATTCATCGTCTTCACCAGCTCGTCACTCAAATGAGTGGCCTGCTGTTCCTTGCGGGTGATGTTCTCCGCTATCTCGCGTTCCAAATCGGAAACCACCACATGCACGTCAACCACGCGCTTCTGTCCGAACCGGTAGCAGCGGCGTATCGACTGGTAGTAGGATTCCCACGAATCGTTCAAACCACAGAACGCCATTCGAGCGCAGTTCTGCCAGTTCAAACCGAACGATGCCATGGAACCCTTCGTGATCAGCACCGGAATGTTCCCATCAGCGAAGTCAAGGAACGCCTTGGCCTTGTCTTCCGGCGACATGGAGCCTTTCACATTCACACTGCCGGGGATAAGCCTGTTCAGCATGTCCGCCTCGTCGTTCAATCCAGCCCAGATAATCCACTGTTCTTCAGGTTCGTTGTTGACCAGATCGACACACCGGCTCACACGGTCAACAAGCGTTTCCTTACGGACTCTCGCACGCCCGCCGACGCCACCAAGGTCAGCTGCGAACAATTGGCCTTCCGGGATGCTGCCGTGATAGGCGACAACATCAACGGTCTGATTCAATCCGGGCAACTCATATCCCGCATCATCACCGCCAATATCGGACGGCTTGCGCAATGCGATGGCCCATTGCGACATCCACCGCATCATCGGCTTAACCGCGTGACCTTTCAAACGCCAAATATTCCCGTCATGCACGAAATACGTGGCAAGCATCTTCACACGGGTGGCGTATCCAAGGAACTCGGCCTGATTGCATAGTTCCTCCGGGTCGTTCGGTGCCGGTGTGGCGGTACAGGCGAGACGGTATTTCGTATCCCTGAACGTGTCGATCAGCATTTTGCGGGTCTTGCCGTCCGACTGTTTCAGAATCGAAGCCTCGTCCAATACGACCGCATTGAATTTGGACACGTCGAGTTTTGGCACACGCTCATAGTTCGTGATGTTGAATCCGTCCGACACTTCCGACTGGTCATGCACATAACGCACTTCCATGCCGATTGCGGCGCCTTCGCGGATGGTTTGCTGGCATACGGCCAACGGCGCTAGAATAAGCCCCGTCCCATGTCCGGCGCAGACTTGCCGTAACCATTCGAGTTGCATTCTGGTCTTACCAAGACCCGTATCCGCCCATACGGCTGCACGTCCTACTTTGCAAGCCCATGCGACGATACGCTTCTGCCAGTCGAACAGGGATGGGTGGAGCTGCTGCGGGCTAACGGTGATGCCAGTCTCCTGCTCGCGCAGCTCCTTTCTTTTCAGAAACTCCCTGTATGGGATGATGTTTGCCATGTTGGTTCCTTTTAGTCTGGATTAGAAATCAGTGTCGTTTCCGAAGTTGCCGAACGTGGAAGGCTGATTGTTGTTCGCTCCCCACGAGTCGGCACCCTGCTGTGGTTGCTGGGTTGGCTGTTGCGGCTGTTGGAAACCGTTAGACGGAACATTATTCGGACTCGGATTGAAACCGCCCTGCGGGGCCGCCTGAGCGCCGCCACGTTGAATCCTCTGCACTTGGGCAGTCGCATTACGAAGACTCGGGCCGATCTCGTCCACGCGAAGCTCGACCACAGTACGTTGAGTCCCATCATTGGCCTGATAGGAACGCTGCTTCAAACGACCTTGAGCGATCACGCCCATACCTTTGTGCAAGGATTGAGCGACATGCTGCGCCATGCCACCCCATACGGAACAGTTCATGAACAGCGTGTCACCATCCTCCCACTGGTTCGTCTGCCGGTTAAACCTACGGTCAGATGATGCGATAGTGAAATTAGCCACGTTCTCACCATTGCTGGTGGAGCGCAGTTCAGGCTCCCTAGTCAGATTGCCAATGATCGTGATAACGGTTTCTCCAGCCATTATGCGGCCTCCTTGACTTCTTCATTCTTTTTGAAACTGTTGATGAACAATTGGGCTTGCCAGTCGGTCAATCTTGCGTAATTCACAGGCATTTTGATACGATTGCCGATGGCTTCGGACTCGCGTCCTGCCGGAATGTTCCCTTGAGCTAGGAGCGCGGCCACCTGTTTGCGTAGTTCCTCGTTCATCGGATTTCCACGCTGATAGCCCGCCAACTGTCCGTCATCATCACTGGTCGCCAGACAGAACAAGGTGAGCAGACTGTAGCGTCGAGCATACGTTTCCGCACTCCCGTACCGTTGCATGAACGGCTGTTCACGTTTGCCAGCGGAATCGCCAACAATGATCGGAACGGGTGCCGCGTATTCGCTCCAAGACTTGCTGAAATCCTGCCAATAGTGGGTAACGACGAACCCGTACCCGTTCGGATATTGGGGAAGATTGTTGTAGTGAATGTCCTGTTCGACGCGGAATCCCAACACTTCGGTCACATAGTTGACCACCGAGCCAAGGTCTGCGTAATCGTATCCGTAGGCTTTACGATTCTTTGGAATCACATTTCCCATTGGTCATCATCTCCAATCAGATGGTTCATCTGCCAGTCAGTGAATCTGATAGGCAGAGGGGTTTTCGGCAATCCTTGGTTGAGCATGTCTTCCAACGGAATATGGTTCTTCCAGTAGAAGCTGAGCCCGTCCAACGCTTCACGGATCTGCTTCACGGCGACAAGTGAGATTTCAGGGTCGTTTTCGGATAGTTCCCAGATCATCCAGTCGTATGGTTCCTGCTTCTCCTGCACGACGAACCTGAACCCCATCGCACCCTGGTATCCGGTTACGAGCCGGTACAGCATCATGTAGAAGGCGGCTTGAATGTGGTAGCCGAACTTGTATGCCGAACCAGTGAAGTCCTGCACGTCATGGCCGGTGGTCTTGTAGTCATACAGCCACATGACGCCGTCCATGCCGGGATGGTCGGGTAGCCAGTCGGCTTTGCCTTTCAGTTCCAGCCCAGTGGCCGGGTCGATGGCGAACAAGGCGATTTCCGGTTTGCCTTCCACGAGACTGTTCATGTCCGGCGCGTAATCCACCATGTTTTGAAGCTTCTCATAGTCGGAACCGGAAAGGATTACCAGATCGTCCGATTTGGCTTGTTCGGCTTGTGCCTTACCGGCTTTGGTGCGCCCGTCGAGTTTCCTTTCGACCTTCGGGCCACTACCGAGAATGAGACTGTGCGCGGCCTTGCCGAACGCTAACGTACTGTTGTCGAGAGGGTTCAGCTTGTGCCATGCGTACGCTCTTGGAGACTCCATGAACTTCTTCAAACCAGTCTGGTCGATTGCCGGATGTGCGAAATACTCCTTGTCCGGCATGTCAACCATGCTGGGAAATTTCACTTCCGTCATGCTTCCGCCACACTCCGTTCCAGAATGTGGGCATTCTTCCGGTAACGCCACTTCCTGTAGCCCTGTTCGACAAGCGGGAACAACGAGCGGGCGTAAATGACGGCACCATTGCTGTTCTTTTCCAACAGGTCTCCCTTACCGGCATCCAGAATCACTTTCTTCACGACTTGGCCCAGTCCGGTGAGGCTACGCTTGGCGTCTTCTGGATGCTGTTGGGTCATGTATTCCCTGAGCGTGATACGGTAATCCGGTTCGATTGGATGCCAGTCCGACACGTCCAATGGTTCCGGGATGGTGTCGTCCGCCAGCAGGTAGGTTCGTCCGAACAAGCTGATCTCGTCCGGTACTTTCGTGTAGGTTTCGCCATTCACGTTGATGGTGTCCATGAGAGTTTTCCTTTCTGTGATTGCGTGCTGGTGGATGGAGCCGAACCATCTGCCCGCCGATGGATCGAACGGCTGAGATAGCAGCGGCCACGTTCCTTGCACCAGCAGTGGTTGACGGGAGAGAGTGTGTATGTAAGCGCCTAGAGAAATCGACTTTGGAATATGATTTTTTAGGCTCCCCCGTCAACCGGGTTTTCAATTATGATGGGCCGTCTCTCGACGGCTTCGGACGTGGGCGGGAGTCGAACCCGCGACCCGTAGGGGAAGAAGAACCAGAGACCCCGAGTCATCCAATCCACGTCAAATCCCCAGTCCGGCAATCGCACTAACCGGTGGGGACAGTGGCCGCAACAGGAGTCGAACCTGTTAGGATTCACGCCAATGAATGATGCAAAACCGTTGGAACCCGACCTGAACGGGTTCACGGCCAACATCACGGCAACAGGAAATGTCAAAACCTGAATGCGAGATGGATAAGGTGATTCATGAGTTGTCAAACTTAAGGAGTCCGGCATGAATCCCACAACCATGTGCGGCCAATGCGCCTACGTGATTTGCTGCGCGGTATTGAGTTCGTAGGCGCGTGGATAATATCTGTTTTCAGTTATGGTCCCCACTGGCCGACGAATGAGTGAACGTGGGTATCCTGCGGAACAACCCGATTTTTGGTTGTTTGTTTGGACTGTCAGCCAGCGGGAAGTCTTTAGTCGCGTGGCGCGAATCTGACGATCAGCCACAATGCGGTGGCGATGTACACGCCTTCCACCATGAGCGCGGCGGTGGTGCTGCCGCCATGCCAGGTGAGCATGAGTGTGGATGTGACGATGAGGGCGACCACCGCGAGGGCGAATTTGATGCGGCGGCGCGGGTAGTTCGGCTTCTGCCGCTTCTTCATTGCTTGCATGTCTTCAAGCCAGTAATCATGGTCAGTCATCGTTACCGTCTCCCGTGTTCACTCGCTTTAACGGGAAAGCTTCAGGCGGGAGCGTTTCGCAGACAGTCGGCCACTTCACATACGGTCTATTGCCATTCCAGATGGGATTAGCCGAGTCATCCCATGTGCGCGCCGACCAGTCATCATCGATGTCCTTATGCAGGAGCAGACCATCATTCGCGGTGACATAGAAGCCCCGCTCCTTCGGCTCTTCGGGCAGTGGCTTTTCATACACTTTGACGAGTGATGCGACCTGTGCGACCAGACCGCGCACGGTATTCCAATCGTCTCCGTCGCTTGCGGTCTTCAACTTATCGAAAAGCTGGTCAAGCTTCACCAAAACACTGTCATTCATTCCAATCAAATCCTTTCGTCGGTTCCAAGCCTGTCGGCCTGAAACAATTCCTCCCATGCGTCAGAAACGTTTCCGCAAGCCCACAGGAAACAAGCTTGCGCAAACTTCTGTAGACAACGCTCTGAGCCAATTGCAGGTCTTCCGCGATCTTGTACGAACTGGTACTGAAACCGGTCTCATACTTCATGCGAAGCGACTCGTACACTCGCTGCAATACCGGCTTATCCCGCTGATAGTCACGTTTGGTCTTATGTCTGACCCGTTCAATCCAACCCGCGTTGGCGGCGAGCATGGCATCCAAGTCGATGCCCGTCTGGACGCTCCACGCGACATCAGGCTGAGCGCCGGTCATTCCGAAACCTCCCGTGAACTCTCGCACACCTGGTCGTAACGGTCGAGAAGCTTCGACTTCTTGTACGTGACGGTCTTGCCGCCCTGATAGTCGGCGCACACCCTGTACAGTTTGTCGAACTTGTCCGCTCCAAGCTTGAGATACCTGGCAGCTTCCTGCCTGTCGAAAATCTCCTCTTCGACAACAACCTTCATGTCTGTCAAAACCTGCTCCTATCTTGATTGGCCGTGAACGTCAGCGGCCCATTGGATGAACGCGCCTAGTTTCGATTCGGGAACCTCATACAACGTGCTCGTCTTGAGTCCATCTTTTTCGACGATTGACCCGCCTTTCCGATCGTTGATACGGAAGACGCAGTGCCCACCCTCGTCAAGAACGAACTCATGCGGCGGCGCCGGAGGATTCAACAACGTCATGCCGCCACCTCCGCGTCAAGCACTCGCTCGAAACTTTGTTCGGACAACCGCTGGTGGATAAGCGCCAATCCCTTGCGTGTCAGCTTCGGGGTTGGCGGATAGGCGAATGGCGTGCCATCCTTGTGGATTCCGTGGGAACGGGAGGACACCATGACCATATGGCCTTGCCTCACGCGACTTGACGCCGCGCACCATGACTGGTTGGACTGCCGGTAAATCCAACCGTTATCCACGAGCCATTGGCGCAACTCATGCTCACCGATCTGAATGTTGGAATCGTTGCTTAGGAGTTTCGCCGCGTCACGGACAAGCAGAGCATCGGGAACGTTGGTGAAGTCATCCAACGCCTTGGCCTTCGGCTCAAGCTCCTTGACCTTCTCCTGTTCCTCTTTCAACTTGGTTGCGAGTTGGATTAGGAAGTCGGGGCTGGTGAGCGCCTTATCCAAAGTCTGCTGAGTCATGTAAGCGCCATGCTTGCGGATGGACGGCAACACCTCGTGAGTGACCCAACGCTGAAATTCCTTGGCTTCTGGCTTGCGGCTACGCATAATCAGCTTGTACAAGCCCGGCTCACTGATGAAGACCGGCGCTTTACCTCCGTTTTGAGCAATGTCCGTATTGCGGATATTGGTGATTTCGTCTTCATCGAGGTATTCGCGCAGGTGGTTAGTGCCTGTCCCAAGGATGTTGCACACATCCTGACCTGAGAACCAAGACTCTCCAGATTCGTCATTCAATGCGCGGAATGCTGAACCGTTGAAAGTAAACTGTTGTACCTCGGCACTCATTGCTCATGCTCCGCTTCATTGGACTCGCCGTTCATGGTGGTGTTCAGTGAATCCTCGAACTTAGCTAAGTCGATAAGCTCCCATACTGATTTGAGTTCCAGTGCGGATGCGACTTTGCCTAGCTGCTCGATCTTCCACAGGGCATCGTTGCTTTTAAGCATGTAATAGTACTGGCGTGAAATTCCGAGCCGCTTGGAAAGCTCCGTCGCTGTGATTCCCAGCCGGTTGCGCTGGGATTCAATCGCCTTCGAGATTGATTCCTGAAACGTCATGCTCGTTGCTCCTTTCCTATTCAGCCTCGTTGTTTAACTCTATTGAGCTAACTTCTGAGACTAAGAATAATCGTTTTTTATTGTTTGTCAACTCAATAGAGCTATTTACAGATTTGTCGGCGTGTCGTACCGCTCTAGTTCATACCATTACATATGTCAACAAATAAACTCAATAGAGTTAGGAGGTGAAACAAAAGTGGTGCGCAATACCGAACTCAAGGAAACCAGTGCCGCAACAAAGCTAATAGCCGAGACGGTCGCTTCGATGATCAACAAGGCCGGATGGTCGCAGGCCAGAACCGGACGAATCATCGACAAGAGCCAGTCCTATGCTTCTCTACGAATCAAAGGTCTAGCCTCTTGGACTACGGATGATTTGGACAATCTAGCCAAGGCTCTGGGATACGGAAACGCATTCGGACTACTTGATGCAGTTCGTGGCATAAAGGATAAGAAGGAGTAGACTAGACCATAACACCTTCTTGTAGGTGTTCTTCGAGGGTCACGCATTCATCTGGCAGGACGGGGCGTGGCCCTCCTTTTTATATCCTTAATCGAACATGTGTTCGTCTTTCACTTGCATGATATATCCACTCGAACGCATGTTTCAATCCGACACGCGGTTTTGATACGTGCTGTCTCAAAAGCGAGGGTATTTACGGGGATACCCCGTATGAGAAACGCTTAATGCGTGTTTACGGCCTGTTTGGGTGGATAATCCTTGTTGAGACATATTGCAGGAGAGCAAGGAGGACATCATGGTTCCTATATTCGTTATCGCCGGTATCGCCATCGGTATGGCCGCGTTCGTTCTGCTGATCCAGATGGCCGTGCGGAACGGCATTCGCATGTCCGGGTTGATTGACTGGCGTACCCAATACGAGTTGGAACGCATCGACGATGCGGACGGCGGCAAGCCGACGTTGCACGAATTGTATGAGATCGCGGCCAAGACCGATTCCGCACCAGATGCCATCGAGCGGAATGTGAGGGCGAAGGCTCTGGACTATATCGAGTCGCGTAATTCCATCCATGTGCGAAATTGTTGGATTGTGATTGGAGTCGCTGTCGGCGTATGCTTCCTGACTATGATTATCACTCTCGCCAGCAGTCCTATGTGAACCATGTTTTTCTCGTGCCCGTCTGTTTTGTTGCAGGCGGGTTTTTCATACCCTCTTTCTGACCGTTTGTGCTTTTTAATTGGCAAAATCATGACAAACGCACAATGTAAGAAGAATGTATAACCATGTACATACTTATATACATGTAACTGGAGCTACACCGACAAACTATCAGTATCTACTACCCGACAGTAGTTGTAATTATATCCATGTGTAGAGTTAGAGTTATAGGCGAAAGTAGCAAAAAGCCCTTGCCGCTCTCGAACAGCGACAAGGGCAATCGGAAAACCAGTTTGCATAGATTCTCCGTGCATCAGCATAGCGCTAGGCATGGAGGGAAAGACACGTGGAAAATATGGGCTACAAGAACATGCAAGCCGTATACGACGTAAACCGTGCCGGACGCATGGCGATTCGACGTGGCGATAACATGACTCTCAACAAGAACGCCGAACTCGTCCTCATGTTCATGGCTTCGCAAACATACGATTGGGATAGCGAGAACAATTGTCCTCCAAAGAAACTCATGGATAAGAAAGTGCCATGCCGCTATTACACGCTTGGATGGCGTGCTATCTCAGACTCGCTTGGAATGGTGATGCTCACTCCCGAACAGGCGATGGGCGGTAATGCGGAAGCGAAGATGAAGACCCGTGAGAACAGTATCCAGAAGAGCATCAGCGATGCCTGGGTGTTCCTGCGTGATCGCGGCATCATTAAGACCATCGAACCTGCTTCGCTTGGTAAGAACGCTGGGTTTCTGCTCCTACTGGGCGACGATGCGGAGAATGCCGCAGTGGAACGATGGGCCAGGGAGTGCCTTGGCGTCTGATTCGGCCATGATGACGGTTGTGCCATTCGACCTTTTTTGACCGTTTTATGACCGCGTTTTCGACCACGATGGTCGAATGTCCTCGTGTTCGGTCAACATGATGGCGCAATCCAAATAAAGAAGATTATTAGGGTTGTACCTGCTTGATTGGGTTTTCCTGAGATTGCTGATTGCGGTTATGTCTATGAAGGCCGCCACATGGTTCCCTATGCCGTGTGGCGGCCTTCGTGGTTCCGGACGGCTCATGCATCGTGTTCTCTCCCTATTTTGGAGAGAACGGCATGGGCGTGTCGGATTTGGATGGTTCCGCATGATACCGGCTGTTATGCCCTGTGAGACGTTTGGATGGCGTTCTCTCAGGGTTTCATGAACCTTCCCACCTGACGTGCGAATTTGCTGTTACGGCGTGTCGCGGCCCTTTTTCGTGTGTTTTTTGGGCTGGTTTTTCGAGTTTGTCTGAGAATCGGAGAGAATGACCATTTCGGACGCTTCCGCAACCGTTCCCGCAACTGCGGCTGAACCCTACTCGCGTAAGGGTTTCCGCCTTGGCTCCTGCGACTGGGCTTGAACCAGTGACCGTCCGATTAACAGTCGGATGCTCTGCCAACTGAGCTACGCAGGAATGCGCTGTGCACAAGACATGAATTATACGCGGTAAAACGCAAAATGCAAATCCCGCGCGTGTCTCCCCTGCTGCGGCGGGACTACCG